ATCTCTTGGGCTTGATATGGGCTTGTAAACATAGAAAAATCAAACCTGCCCTCTAAAAGCAACCCACCATCTGCTGTTTTCATTGTTGCATGTTGATCTGCACTAGCTATTCCAGTTTCATCTACTGGTGGGAATTGTGCTGTATCTGATTGATAGTTTTTATCTGGATTAATAAAATTAACAATAACTCTATTATATCTTGAATTTTTGCTTTTACTTGAAACTGATATGCCACCAATAATATTATCTTCTGTTAATGTAATTGATGCTGAACCAGTACTTTCAACTAATATATTATATACACCAGATGAAAAGTTTAAATATGACCTTGAACCCCTTACAAATTCTTTTACATTATCAATAGCTTTTCTTGAGGTATCGATAACAATATGGCTATCCATTAGGTCTATTTGGCTTGCACCACTATAAGGGGTAATATTGGCATCACATACATCACTAGCAGTTTGCCAATCTGCAAAGTTACTATCAAAATAACTATTAGCTATTCCCATACCAAATCTATCGTTTCTTAAATAATCTAATAATTGCAATATAGGATTATCTGAATATGCCCAAGTTGAACTTGTGTCTTTCCTATGGCTACCAGAGCCACCAGTAACAGTTCCATCTAAGTTAGGGTTATATACCTTTTTACCTTGAACTATCGCTGTAACACTCGGTAATGAGCCAAACTTATCTTGATTCCACTCAAATCTAATAGCAAGATATGCCAAACCCCTTAATCTATGATTACTTGTCCAAGAACTTAGGGTGGATAATAAACTTGATGCACTTTGACTATCAGAACCAAAATGGGGTTCGCAGGTTATTAAACTTGCACCATCATAAAAATTAGCATCACCACTTCCAACTGTTATTTGTGTATTATCTGCAATATCCCCAGACCATGTAACTGTATTATCGTTTATTTGTATTGAGGTAATATCATTTATTTCGCCCTCACTTAATACAATAGCCATATATAAATATTGATTATCTGTTCCAGATGTTTCTAAAAATACAACATGACCACCAACTTTTCTTGTCCCATAAACAATAGGAATATGACCATTTGCAGTAAATTTATTAACTAAAACCCCTCTTGCTTGCTGTTCAGAATTTTGTTGTGAAAAATCTGGTATTTCTGGCATGGGTATTATCCACCCAATAACGTCTTCAACAATACCAACAACACCATCAACTACATCTTCAACAACATTTACTATTTCTTCAAATGGATTACACATTAATTTAATCTCCAATTAGAGCCTAAATTTTTAAAACCAAGTTTTTGGAATACTGGGTCTATATGTAATCCAGATGTTACCGATAAATACATGGGTAAACCTTTTGCAACTTTTTTAATTGAATCAACTAAAGCTGTAACTAATTTAAAATTTCTAAAACTTTTCTTAACATAAATTGTATGAATATGAATACATTCACTTTTACTAAACCAGTATTCTGTTTTGTGGAAAATAGTACAACCTATAACTTGGTCTAAATCCAAATCTTTTAATAAAATTACTTTGCCCTTTTGTAATATCGCATTAATAAAGTTTTTTAGTTTAGGCTCGTCTACTTCTGGATAATCTAAATCAACTAAATCTTCATCTTTAAAATTTATCAATAAATCACAAATTGTTTGTAAATCTTTCTTTTCAGCTTGATATAAATGTATACTCATACTCTACCCCATTTAATATCTTTTACTGTGAGTGCAGAAAATTCCATACCTTTATCAGCACTAAAGAACCTTTTTTGGGAATTGTCGGTGGTTGTCCTACCACTTGTTTTGCTAAAATTTCCCCAATGTGATGTTATTGTTAGAATTAAATTTGCCCTTGTTGTATTATCGGTAATCTTATAATTGTTAATTGTACCATAAAATAATAAAAATGGGTCTGATATTAAAGCTAAATTTGTATCTAAGAACCCCCTATAAATATGAACGTCATCATTTATTATATTTTCATTAAGAACTATAGCCACATATGTTTGGTCTACTGCTGATAAACTTATAGATAAACTATTCTTTGAGGGTTTATTTGTTTCACTAACCCCAGTTATACTTTGCAAATGACCATTAGATAAATAGGTTCTTGATGTTCCAGAAATATCAGAAGTTATATCAAAACTTGCATTTGTTAAATATATTGGTGTTGCAAAGCCAAAATCAATTAAAACAACTGGTTCTATATTTCCAGTAGCTAGTTCTGTTTTGACTGCACTTGTTAAACCTCTAGCCATGTTCTATCCTGGAAATTTATCTAATAAAATCAATGACTTACACCTATTACAAACTTTCTATTACATCAAACTCATAACTAAATAATAAGTTACCATCACCATCATTTTCGCTTGTTGCAAATTCTTGAACATCACTAACTAAATAAACTGTAAATGGAACTGCATCATAAGTTACAGCACTATCATTTGCTAATGCTTCTCTTAAAGGTGGCTCTATTGTTACTGTTGATGCATTACTAGATGATGTTGCATCTTCTACAACCATATAGACCTTAGAATGTGCGAACTTTATAAAATCACCTGCTTTTAATCTACCTGCACCATCTCCTGCAAATCCATTTATAGCTATAGTTGTATCTGCGACTGCATGAACTCCATCAACTAATAAAGTTCCACTTTCGTTTCCTAATGCATTTAAATAGCTTGGGAATGTAACAGTAAAATCTTCTTTTCTGGCTCTTTGTTTCATTATAAAAGCCATGATAGGTGCAAATTCTGACCTAGTCATTGGTGGATATGATATTGTAAAACTAAACCTTTGACCTTGTATTTGTCTAGTAAATGATTTTCCACTATCGGTTTCACTATATAAAGTATCTTGATTAATTTTTACGTTAATCGCATTAAATCTAACATTTGGTAAAGCACCACTCATATTATCGCCATATTACCCTTTTCATTAATTGCACTATTAATCATGTTTACTATTGTAGCACGACTATTAACTAATAACTCATTAAATCCTCTAGCATCTACTGTGTTTATATTAAAATTAACTGTTACTGCTTTACCCATTCCACCTAATTGATGATTGGGAACTACATTTGATGGTTTATCTGGAATAATTAATTCTGCACCTGCTTCACCAACCATATATGGCTGACCTTGATTCATTCGACCACCCAAACGTCTACCTTGATATTTTTGTTGGGCAATAGTAGCTATTTGAACAGCACCTAATGCACCTATTAAGATAGCCATAGGAATATTAGCTGATGCTAATGCTTTAGTTACACCAGTAGCAGTATTCATAAAAGCATCTGCCATATTTAAGGCTTTATTTATTTGAAATGCCTTTTTATTATTTTGCGACATAGAATTTAAAATCTGTTTGCCACCAGTTATTATCATATCTTTTTTCTGTTGTTCGGTTAATCCAGTCATTTTTAAATCTTGAAATTGTCCAGACCTCATAATAGCTGATTGTTCATTTATAAATGTTTGCCTAATAGCTTTTTCTTTTTCAGCAGTTTCTTTAGCAATTCTAAGAACTTTATCAGCTTTTATTCTTGCAAGTTCCACTTCTAATTCATCTTGTGCTTGTATGCTTTGAAAATGTTTAAGGTTCATTTCTTTTTGTAATTCAAACTCGGTTTCTAATTGTTGCCTTAATGCTCCAACTGGGTCTGAAATACCACCGACAGAAAGTTCAGAACCAGTCATACTTGCATCAAGACGATTTGCTTGTCCAATTTCTGAACCAGTAATAAACTTTTGATTTGCCTTTTCTAGTTCAGCAAGTCTTTTCATTTCATCTTTTAGTGTATCTTGATATTCTTTTGATTGAGTAATTAATCTTTGTTTACCTGCTTCTGCCATAGCCATAGCAGTTGCACTTGATTTGAAAGCATCAATTTGTTCATTAATAAATTCTATTTGCTTTTGTAATGTTTGATTAACAACATTTCCACTTTTGGATAGTTGTAATTCTAATAATTTTTTCTTTTCTAATAAATCATTCAGCTTTTTGTTTGGTTCTTCTCCATCTGCTACTGCTTCATTCATCATAAGAATAGCAGTAGTAATTCCAACAAAAGCACCTATGACAGTAGTTTTAGAAACCTTAGAAAATAAAAGTAAAGCACCTTTTGCTGTTCCTATTGCTTTAGCTAAGTTAAGAAAAGCAGTAGCCATTTTACCTACAATTAATGCTATACCTAATGTTTTAATAATTTCAAAATTATCACTTAAAACCCTAACAGCATTTCCAGTAGCAATAATTGCTGTTGATAACCCTTGTCCTATAGATTTTGCTATTTCATCTATTGTTTTTTGATTGTCCTTTAATGCTTGATCTAATGCTCCAAATTCTGATTTCAAACCAACAAAAAAACTTTCGGCTACTTTTTTTTGGAAATTAAAAACAGTATCTCCAATCATTGAAAAAGTGGCTTCTAAAGTTTTTGCTAAATCTTTTGTAGCATTTGCAAATTTTCCATTACCACTAAAAAGTCTTTCAAATGCTTCTGCTGTTTCTTTTGCAGATACTTTTGCACCTGCACTAAAACCAAGCATATCTCTAACACCTCTTTCTCGAAATATATCTGCACTTGCTATACCTGCTGTAAATGATCTTTGTATTTGTTCTGCTGTTGTCCTAAAATCTAGACCAACAACCCCTGCAACATTACCAGTAATTTCAAGCATTTTAGCAAGTTCATCTGCATTTTTTGAAACAATCGCCAGATTACCAGAACCTGCTTGTATTTGCTCTAAACTAAAAGGCACTCTAGATGCAAACTTTGACATAACATCAAATGCTTTTGCACCCTCTTGAACACTACCAAATAAAAATTTTAATCTTAGTTGTAATGATTCAACTGATTTACCAACATCTATAAAAGACTTTATGGCAACCCCTGCACCTAATCCAATAAGAGCATTTTTTAAATTGAATACCGAACTTTTAAGACCATCTACACCTTTTGTAGCAGAATTCATAGCTTGTCTGGTCTTATCTTTGGCTATAATGTCTATATTTACTTGTTTTGTTGCCACTATCTTTGAGCCTTTGCTAGTCGTTCTTGTCTTTCTCGTTCATCACTTTGAATTTGAAAGTATGCTAACCACATATTAAACTCATCTACTGACATTTGCAAGATTTCGGAAACAGTCTTGTGTAGTTTTTCTGCTAACCCAAAAATATTATGTAATTCTACATCATTTCTAAGTTTTTTTTATTATCTTCAATATCTGTGTTTCCAGTTCCCATAATCTTTGTGGCAACGTCTGCAATAACATTAGTATCAGCTTTTGTTTTAAAAGCTAAAACATGAGTTCCATTAAACATTTTATTACCATCTTTTGTTAATGCCTTTTCAATAATAACATCAATCAAAACAATTAAATCTGTGCCACTAGCACCTTTAAAAATCTTTTGTTTTTCAAGCATATTGAAAGGTTTACAAAATATAGCTTTATCGCCTACTAAATCCCATTCTGGTACTTCAATTATTTGAGTGTCAAGGGTACTGAAATGGTCTCTAATACCATCAAAATAATCAATTTTTTGTTCTGTCATTTACACAGTACCGATAGTAAGACCACCATTGCCTTGTACTGATACAGTTCTAGTTGTAACACCATCTAATGTAACACCTACTGACATTCCAGTTACAATACCAGTTCCAGAGAACTTTCTATCTCCAGAAGCATTACCCTCTGGTAAAAATGCAAATGTAAGTTCTGCACCTTGTACTAGATTAGTTTGTGCTGTATCTGTTTCATCAAAGTTCATATCGATACTTGCTGTATAAGTACCTCTACCAACTATATAGGATTTCATTGAATTTCCTAAAGGTGTATCTTCTACAACGTCTTGTGTAGTATCTACAGTAAATCCAGTTGCATTACCTAGTGTATCACTACCTATAGTAACAACACCCTCTTTTCCATGATGTGTAGCCATTTATAACTCCTTATCGTTAGCTTCGTTAGTTTCTTTTATTTTTTCAGTTTTTTTAACAACTGCTTTTTCATTTCCTATAGTAAACCCATTTTTCTTAAAATGCTCTACATGGTCTTCTGAACATTTTATAATAGTTTCGCCTTTTTTCATAGTAACATTTTTAGCCATTATGCACTCCCTCTAGTAAATTCATAAATAACCCTTGCCGTTATTCTTACACCACCATAAGGATAAATTGTACCCTCGTCTGATGATGCTTCTATTATTTGGGTATCTATCGCATTACCATTTCTAGTTATATCATTATCTAAAGTTTCTTCAACAACTTCTATAATTTGATTTCTAACAGTATCTATATTTGTTGTTGTACCTTTACCAAAAGCAACTATTAAAAAATCTATTGTACCTCGATATGTACCTGCTCCAGTATCGCCTATGCTTAACACTTCCCTTGTTTCATCACCACTTTGAATAAACATTGCAGGAAACTGGGCATCACTTAATTCTTCAACTTCAAAAGGTTCTCTAGTAATCTTTTTAAACTCAATAGGACTTGTTACAGCATCAAGTTTAGTAATTATATCACTAGCTATGTTTTCTCTTTTGCTCATAATTTCATTTCTTTAAAATAAAAATTTTGAAATTCTTTAATTATTTTATCTTCTTCTTTGTTACCTATAGCAAAAAAAGGTCTTTTTGTATTTCTTTTGCCTACACCAAAACTATCGTGATAACTTGCAATCTTTTCTCTTTCCTTATTTGCAAAGAATAATGTGCTTTTTAAACCACCAGTTTTAAAGTCTAAACTTCTAAACATTTTACCAGTATCTGTTAAATCAACAAAACCAGTTTGCCTACCTCGCTTTTTTCGGCTTCTCACAGTAGATGGTGCATATGATCGCATATTACCCCCATCTGGTAGCTTTCCTGCTTGTGTTCGCTTTGTAATCATCAATATAGCCATGTTTGAAACTCTATTAAGTGATTTGGTTATTACTGCCTTTTGTTTTCTACTAATTTTCTTTAATAGATTAGTTATTTCTATAGAATTTACGTTAACTTTTACATCAACTGACATTATCTAACTAACCTTAACTGATGTAATGATTCTTTTTCGCTATCTGAAACAGTACCACCACCATCTTCGTCATATTCAACACCATCTCTTAGGATAGCTTGGAATTCTTCTTCATACCTATCTCTATAGAAATCTATTTGAACTTGGAATGTGTCTTTGCCCTCGCCAGTATCTGGGTCTTTCCATTTAGTTAGAATTGGATAAGCATATTTCCATAAAGCTAGATAAACTACTGATTGTGTCCATTGTGAGTTTGTTAGCTTGCTATTAGTCATTTCAACTGATGTTACTTTAGTAATATCCTTGTATCTGACTTGATGCCTATATCTTTCCCACCATTCTTCACGAACTCGTCTTAAAACATCATTTTCAGCAAATTGTAATTGATCGCCAAAATCGGTGATGCCAAAACCTAATATATCTGGTTGTATCTTTTGTAAATCGGTATTAGCAACTGCAAATTCAGATGTAGCCATTTACTTACCCTTTTTTTTAGATTTTTTCTTTACTTCTGGTTGCCACTCATTATCTACTATTGGTTCTGGTGTTGGTTGTGGCTTTGGCTCTACTTTAGGCTCAACATAAGGTTTCCACCCTCTTTGTTCCCAGATTTTTATATTTGGCAAATAATCAATCTTTTTTCTTTCAATAATATCGCCTTTACCATTAACTAATTTAATCATTTCCATAATACAAATCCTTAATAAAAGGGGTGGTTGCCCACCCCCATTGTTAAATTAGTTTGCTAAACTATCTGCTGTTAGCTTGACACCATAGCTATCGTGAAGTTCTGCAACTCCATAAACTGCTGTGGCTACGATTTCATCTGCTCTTAATGAAGCATCTCTTTGTGATTCAATCTTAAGGTCTTGCATCATAGCTAAACCTAAAGCATCTTGAGAAAATACACCACCAATAGAGTCATCAGAACCATCTACAGAAACATTTGAACTTTCAAATATTTGTATTCCTGCGATTTGTCCGACAAAACCATTTCTTAAAGCATCATTACCTAAGTCTGGAATATTAGCTGAACCTGCAAATGTATTTGTTAATGCTTTTTTAACATTAAAGATTTGCTTTGGGTGAAATACACCATAGTAGGCTTGAGGTGCATTGTTTGTTCTTAACTCTGTACCTGCTTCAAATAGGTCTTGAATTGTTAACTCTTGACCTGCTCCACCACCTTTTTGGGTAGAAAAGCCAGTAAACAATGCTGATAAATCTGCATCTATTTTTTTAGCTATAGCTTCACCAAACAATCTACCAATATCTCCTGCAATATTTCTTGATGCTGAATTTCTTGCTAAGTCTGTTAGTGTTGTCATAATTCCAACTTCAGATGCTGTTATAGTAACTGAACTAGGGTTTATAGCTGTGTTTGAAAGGTCTGATGCTTCACTTACTGCTGATGCTGATACTGCTGAGTAAATCGGCACTTCTACTGATTTACCACCACCAACAATAGTGTAGTTTCTGACAAGGTTTCTCATTATTGATTGCTCATTTGCAACGAATAATGCTTCTGCAACTATCTCGGTGTATAGTTCCGAAATGGTTGAACTGGTAGTTTCATTAGCCATTTTTAACTCCTTTAATTATAGCCATTTAATTATTTAAAACAATCGTACTAGGTTTGGAATCTCTTTGTCTTCTATATTCAGAATACTTTTTCCTATCCGTTGGATTGTTCATATCTAAATCACTCAAATTTAAAGGCTTGTTGAGTTCTGACCTATCCACATTTGACACAGAGCCAGAACCACTAGGGGTAGCACTAACAAAGTGAGGGTTTTGTGTTAAGAACTCTTGAACCAATTCGTCTGTGGATAAAAGTTCACCCATTTTATTGTATCTTGCTAATCCAGATTTATCAAGTATTTCTACATTACCTGCTTCATTTAACTTAATATCACCTTTTAAAAGTTCTACAACTTGGTCTGGATTAATAGCTTTATTCCTTGATGCTGATGATAATAAAGACTTATTTATCTTAATATCTTTCAACTGATTTTCTAAGTTTGATTTCTCTTTATTAAACTCTTGGGTTCTTGTTTTAAGTATTTCCTCAAACTCACCCTTTTGAATTCTTTGCTTTTCTTCTAGGTCTTTTT